CAAAACCCATTTGGTATTCCCTAAATAATATTATCATTAAACCTTAACAATGTTTGAGTATTTTTATAACGAGATATTGAGGAGGACCATTATTGGATTTGGTACTCTCTTTAATAACTTGACAATAAAAGCAACCAACGCATCTGATTCGGTTGTCAGTGTGACTAAAGTGCCTTTGGCTTATGGTCCCACACAAAAGTTTCTTGCGAGACTTGAGCAGCAGGCAGATTTAAATAGATCGACTGCGATGACATTGCCAAGAATGTCATTTGAGTTTACTGGTTTGACCTACGATCCATCAAGGAAAGTAACAACCACTCAAACCTTCGTTGTTAAGGATCCAAACACTGGTGAAGAAACAAAAAAAGGTTTCATGCCAGTTCCTTATAATATGCAATTTGAACTTGCAATTATGTGTAAGTTAAATGATGATGCACTACAAATTGTTGAACAAATTCTTCCATACTTCCAACCAGCATACAACTTGACTGTTGAGTTAGTTGAGGGTATTAAGGAAAAAAGAGATGTTCCAGTTGTGCTTGAGAACATCACAATGCAAGATGATTATGATGGAGATTTTAAGGAGAGAAGAGTTCTTCTGTATACCTTGAGATTTACAGCGAAAACATACATGTACGGTCCTGTCTCCTCCGCAACGAGAGACATCATCAAGGTTGCAAAAGTTTCTTATATTTCTGGCGACTCCAGAAGCACTACAAGAGATATCTCTTATACTGTTACTCCTAGAGCAATTAAGGATTATACAGGTGAAGTTGCGACGACGATTACAGATGATATTACAATTACAACTAAGGTGATTGAAGTCGAAGATGCGAGTGGTCTCACTGCCAAGACATATGTTGATCTGAATGGTGAGGAATTGTTTATTAAGTCCATCTCTGGCAATAAGATCACGGTCAACCGTGGTCAAGACAACACTACCATCGTATCTCATGTTAAGGGTTCGCCTATCAAGGTAATCAATGATGCTGATGATGCACTCATCGCGGAAGGCGATGACTTTGGATTTAGCGGAACGATCTCATGAAGATGACTAAAAAGTACGACGATCTTAATGATGCGTTCGATGTGTCAAATGACATCGTTCACCCTGAGGTTGTCGAAAAGAAAATCGAAAAGATCAAAGCAACTGCTGACGACATCAAAAAAGATTACGATTATACGAGAGGTAATCTTTACTCAATCATTGAAAAAGGACAAGAGGCACTGAACGGTGTACTCGAACTAGCACAAGAATCTGAGCAACCAAGGGCTTACGAAGTTGCTGGTCAGTTGATTAAGAGTGTGTCTGATGCAACTGATAAGTTGATGGATCTTCAGAAAAAGTTGAAAGACGTTGAGGAAGATAAAGCAGTGAAAGGTCCATCCACTGTAAATAATGCATTATTTGTTGGTTCTACTGCAGAACTCGCTAAGATGCTTAAGGATGGACTTAAGGAAGATCCTAAATAATTGAAAGGGAGAGAAATCCCGCAGTATTATACTAATAAAATGTCTAGAGAGGATTTACCCTCAGTTGACGATTTTGCTGAAGATAACAGCAATTTACCGTCAGTTGATGATTTCATTGTAGAAGAGGTTGAAGAGGATTTACCCTCTGTAGAAGATTTTATTGAGAAAGAAGAAATAGAAGAAGGTACTCAGACCATTGAGGATTTAAATGGTGAGACTTTCGCAGAAGTAGAGGATATTATTCCACCTTGGCCAGAGTTGGTCAGACTTATTAATGATGTCAGAGCAGACATACCTGACATCCCTGAGATAAAGTATTACGATAAAGAACTTGAGCAACTTGCTGAGCAGATCTCTCAAGTAAGGGAGGAGATCCCAGAAATACCTGAAGTAAGATATTACGAAAGAGAAGTAGAGGCAATCTGTGAACAGATTGATCTTGTGCGTTCAGAGATCAAAGATCTGCCTGAGGTCAAGTATTATGATGAACAAGTAGACCAGATTGAAGATAGAATAGATACACTTCAGACTGAAGTTGCTAATCTACCTGAAGTAAAATATTATGACTCTGAAATTAAAGCGATTTGCGAGGCAATTGATGCCGTCAAAGAGTCAATTCCAAAATTCCCCAAATGGGTCAATGAGGTAAATGAAGTCCCAGATTTTTCATGGATTGGAAAGACTTTCAGTGTCATTGATGATGATTTTATCAAAGTCAATGATCACATTGATACCTTAAGAGAGCGTGTTGACTATAACTTAAAAGAACTCTCCGAAGATATTGATAAGAAAAAGTTTGAGGCAAAGGTAGAACTTGATACCAAGTCCGAAGAGATTGAAGCAAAGATAAAGGAAGAGAAGGATAAGATTTGGAAAGAGATGCGTGAGTCATCTCTTCGTATCTGGGAATATCATAAAGAGTTTAAGGATGATGACCGAAAACTCAAAAAGCAGATTCTTGGTGAGTATAACTCGCTGAAGAAATCCATTGACAAGAAGGTTAATGAGTTTAATGAAAATAGTGTAAAGACTGATAAGTTATTGCTTGATTACTTTGAGGATCTTAGAAGTGAGATTTCGTCTTTACCAGAGGTAAAATATTATGATGATGATATTCGTCATGTAAAGACTGATATTAAGGAACTGTTCAAGTTGGTCATGACGATCAAAACTGAGCAGAAAGAAATCAAAGATTTGCAGGAAGGTTTATTAAACGAACCTCCTAGTGAAAAAGAGGATGTTGGAAGCGGTGCTGATCCATTAACACCAATGGATCAAAAGTTTGCAACGCTTGATGATTTGTCTAGTCACTACAGATTATTCATCAATCGTATTCAGCAGCAGATTGCGACGATCGGTGGCGGTGGTGCCGGTTTTATCAAAGACCTGGACGACGTAAGTTTTGACCAAACTACGGGCACCAATGAGCTGCTTATATACAATGGTGCCAAATGGGTTGGTATCGCTAGCACAGCGTTATCTGGTGCTCCATCTGAGTTAGCTGAGACTTGCACGGGAACAAACCTTACAGTTACTAACCTGTCAGTTACAGGTATCGCTACATACGAAGATGTTAAACACGTTGATTCTCTAGGAATCTCAACATTTAGAAGTGGAGTTGAGGTTAGAACTGGCACTGCAACAACAGCGTTATTAGTTCAGGGAGACGCCAGAGTAACTGGCATCCTTACCGTTGGTACAAGTTCTATTACATTAGATCCAACAAATAATTCAATCAATGTTGGAGCAGGTATTACAATTAGTGGTGCTACTGGAAAAATTGAAGCATCAGAAATAAGAACAGTAGGAACAACTGGTGCATTTTTCCCTCCAGTTTTGACCACAACACAAAGAGATGCACTTTCAGTTACTGAGGGTGCCATGATTTTTAACACAACAACTAAAAAATTAGAGTTCTATGACGGAACATCTTGGCAGTCTCTGCCTGGCATGTCGCTTGGTCTTACTGTTGCATTAGACGGATAATGAAAACCTTTAAACAATTCCAAGAGGAGTGGAGTAATAAATATAAAAAGAGTATTGACTGCTCAAATCCGAAAGGATTCTCACAAAAGGCACATTGTGCCGGTCGTAAAAAAAAGTCGAAATGAGCAACCCCCGCATTCCAAGAAAACCTGGGCAACCAGCAAACTCCAAGAAGCATTCTGACCTTTATACGGATGAAAATCCAAAAGGCACGATTCATGGACTTGGATTCAAAGATGTTGCAACCGCTAAGGCATCTGTGTCTAAGATTCGCAATTCATCTAGATCTCATGCTCACAAAATCCAGGCAGCAGTTGCTATGGAACAGAGAGCAAGAGAGATGGGTAAAACTTCTGAAGCGGCGGTCTATAGAAAGTTCATTAACCAAATGAAAGAGAAGACCAAAGAGATGAATGAAGAGATGAACGGCAAATGTAAAGCAGGATATTACTACTGCTATACAGACAAAAAATGCAAACCTATTCCCAAAGGATTTAAGGTTGTGGGTCGTATGGGTATGCTTCGTAAAGAGAATGGTCATTCTGTAGATGATGAGACCGATACCAAAAAGAATGGTAACGGCAATGGTAATGGAAATGGCGGAAATGGAAATGGAAACGGTGGTGGCACTGTAAGTGAAGAAGGTCTCCGTGACTGGTTTGGTAAGTCCAAATCAAAAGGCGGAAAACCAGGTTGGGTGCAAGTTGTTTCTGGGAAACCCTGCGCTCGTCAACCAGGTCAGAAGTCAACACCAAAATGTGTGTCTTCTGCTAAAAGAGCAAGTATGAGCAAATCTGAAAGAGAGTCTGCTCAAAGAAGAAAAAGAGCTGCTGATCCCAATCAACCTCAAAAGACAGGTGCAGCAAAACCAACCTATGTTTCAACTGATAAACCCAAGAAGAAAATGAGCGAATCAACCGAGTTTGTAACACTGCCTCTTCAGGTAGAAATCCCCAGAAACATCAGAGATTTCAATCTTGGACTGATGTTCAGAGAGAGTTTAGAAGAGAACAGTGGTATGCTGTTTATCTTTGATGAAGCAGAAAAGCAGTCATTCCATATGACTGAAACTAGAATTCCACTTGATATTGCTTTCATTACACATGATGGTATCATCGAAAGTATTAAGCAATTAGAACCATTAGATGAGTCTCCAGTTTCCTCTGATGGTGATGATGTCATCTGTGCCTTGGAAGTAAACCGTGGTTGGTTCGAGGAGCACGACATTGAAGTAGGTGATGAGATTGATATTGAGGAAGGCAAGAAAGATGCTTGCTATCACAAGGTCAAGTCACGCTATAGCGTATGGCCATCTGCATACGCCTCTGGTGCCCTTGTGAAGTGCCGTAAGGTTGGTGCTGCCAACTGGGGTAATAAGTCTAAGAAAGAAGAGACTGAGTACGAACTCGATGAGAAGTGCTGGAAGGGGTATGAGAAGAAAGGTATGAAGACAATGTTTGGTAAGAGATATCCAAACTGCGTCAAGAAAGAGGAAACTGAAGTTGTAGAGGGTAAGTATTCCTCTGGTTCAGTTACTTATGTGAAAGGCACTGCACCAGTAAGAGCGTCTTATGGTGGAAAACCAGAATCTTTTGCCAAAGAAACCTATAAGAAAAAGGGAGGTATGGTAAAAACTGCTGAAGAGGTCGAAATCGAAGAAGCAGCAATCCTCCCAAGAAAGACTGGACAGATTGTAAAGGTTCTTCTTACCTTCAGAGGCAAAATGTATGCCATCCAAATGTTCTTCCCATCTATCGTAAAACCAAGCAGAGCAGAAGTACAAGATCAGATTGAGAAGGTTTACCCAGGTGGTAAGGTAAGAAGTTATGACATCTCTGATTATGAACCAGGACAACCTCTCCTACATACGGAAGACTGGCAAAAAAAGTCTGGTAAAAACCCTGAAGGAGGATTGAATGAAAAAGGCAGAAAGTCGTATGAGCGTCAAAACCCAGGAAGCGATCTTAAGAGACCTTCAAAAAAAGTTGGGAACCCTCGTAGAGCGAGTTTTTGTGCGCGTATGAAAGGTATGAAGAAGAAACTCACTTCTTCTAAAACTGCTAACGATCCCGATAGCAGAATCAATAAGTCCCTCCGTGCTTGGAACTGCTGATGAAAACCTTCAACGAATTCAAACAACATCTTTTAGAAAAACCAGGTGATGGATATTTGGGTCCAACACCAATTCCAAATCCTATTAGGATGGCAAAAGATGCGGTTGATTCTACAAACAGAACAAGTGCAGAGAAAGTGAGAAGAATTAATAAGGTTCTTCCTGGATCTGCATCTATGCCAAAGTATAAAGAATTTAACAAAGACACAAGTCCTGCCTATAAGAAATACTTTGGAGGTGGAAAGTGAAAACTTTTCAGCAATTTATTGGAGAAGCGTATTCTAAATCAGAAAAAGAATCTCATAAGGTTAAACCAGTGAAGAAAGAGTTTTTTATAAAAAAAGCGCCTATAGATATGAACTATAGGAAATATAATATGCCCATTAAACCAGCAACCTTTCCAAAGTCAAATCCTTACAAAGTAACTGAGGTTTAGAATAATGAAAACCTACAAACAATTCATGTCAGAAGCGGTGCCTGCATTACTAGCAGCACCGGCAATAATGAAGGCAGCACCGTTGGTTGTAGGTGCTGGTGTTAAGGCAGCACAATCATTGATGAAAGCGACCAAACAGGGTCAAGGTGGCAGATCTCAACCTACTGACTATGGGCAAGGAGGAACTGCCAAACCAAGAACTAAAAACGTTCAGAGACCTACAGGTAAGCAACCTAAGGCGAGTTATAGAGACCGGATGAGAGGTCAGCAAAGACAAAGGGCAAAAGAATCTCAACCTGAAAGACAAGCAGCGTTGGAAAAGGAGATAGATAGAGAGATCAAATCTACAATGGGAACTGCTGCTGATAGAGCAGCAGCTGCAACGGCAAGAGCAAATCCAGCGACTCAAAGATCTGCTGCTCTGAAGAGAACAATTGCCGACAGAATGGCAAAAGGTGCCGATCAGAACAAACTAAAATGAAAACATTTAAAGAGTTCATAGAGCAGATGACCGCTCCTTTATCTGGCGATATGCTTAAGTTAAAACAGGCAGGAGTAAAAACTGCTCCTGATCTAAGATCTGTAGAACAAAAAATGAAAAGTCTGAAGTCTCTCGGTAGAGCAGTTAAACCAGGAAATCGTCCAATGTATCCATGGAGTGAGTGAATTAAATGTCTGATAATGTATATCTTGGCAATCCGAATCTAAAAAAGGCAAACACTCCTATTGAGTGGACCGAAGAGATGATGGTGGAATTCCTTAAGTGTAAGGAAGACCCCGTTTACTTTGCTAATAATCACGTAAAGATTGTCTCGCTGGATGAGGGTCTGACTCAGTTTCATCCCTATCATTTCCAAGAGAAGTTAATTAATAACTTTCATCATAACAGATTTAATATCTGTAAGATGCCACGACAGACTGGTAAATCCACTACAGTCGTATCTTACCTTTTGCACTATGCTGTGTTTAATGATAGCGTAAACATTGGCATTCTGGCAAACAAAGCTGCAACTGCAAGGGAATTGCTGGGCAGATTACAAACTGCATACGAGAACCTCCCAAGGTGGATGCAGCAGGGTATCATAGCATGGAACAAAGGATCACTGGAGTTAGAGAATGGCAGTAAGATATTGGCAGCTTCTACGTCTGCGAGTGCTGTCCGAGGTATGTCGTTCAACATCCTCTTTCTCGACGAGTTCGCGTTTGTCCCAAATCACGTCGCTGACTCGTTCTTTGCATCTGTTTATCCTACTATTACTTCTGGTAAAAACACCAAGGTAATTATCGTCTCTACGCCACATGGTATGAATCACTTCTACCGCATGTGGCACGATGCGGAGAAGCAGAAGAACGAATATGTCCCTACTGATGTTCACTGGTCAGAGGTTCCTGGTAGGGATGAGAAGTGGAAAGCAACCACGATTAAGAACACCTCAGAACAACAGTTTAA